TGGCACCAAGAAAGGCGAAAAAGTAGATTATGCAATCATCAAAGACAACGAGCCTGCACTAACTCCAGTCAAGTGTCCTAGATGTAAACATGTGAACGGACCAACTTCAAAATATTGCGCTTCCTGCAGAATGGCACTGACAACAGAAGCAGCTCATGAAGTAGAAGATGATGAACAGCAGATGATGAGACTCATGAAAGAGTATGTTAAGATGCATCCAGAGATGTTTGGAGAATTCATTTAATAATCGAAGCTGCCAACGCGGAAAAGGGAAGGAGGTAGAGGATGACATCGCTTGGAGTCATGTGTAGAAAAAACGTGTGAACCATTCCACGATGGTAAATCAGGTTTACTTTAGTTTAGTATGCCATCCTCATAATATAAGTTAACAGTATTGCATATAAGTGTTGCTATTTTAACAGATGAGAACAAGTAAATTTGTTTCAAAAAAAATGTATATTCACGTCTTTGTATTAAAACTCCCTAATAAAATTCCCATTTAGGAAACTATTTGTACAACGTGTTCCTTTCATAAATTGGTACATATGAATGAAAAAGCTAGTTCTAACACTGTTAAAATAGTTACAATGGTTTCTCTTTACCTGATGATGCTGTTTGCTATTGTTGCTGCAGCAGCTATCACTGGGTTCAGGTAGTTACATAATTACAAATCTGATATCCCATTCATCCAGATCTGCAAAGATCTCATCAGTCTGTGGTTCAATTATCCGGACTTGCTGAGTGACATCGATTGCGATATTGAACGCATGGTATGTTCCGGATGGAGTGTATCCCCAGGCAATGCCAAATGCAAGATCAGAGTCCCATTTAGTAACATCACCCATGAGGATGAATGAAAAATCATCACAATCATGGGCTGTTTTTTTGTACTTTCTTAAACTGGTGAGATCCTTGCGGAGGAACTTCTGGAGCTGATCAACATCCACCATCTTATAGTTCTGGTCAGAAAATTTGGTATCCTGGACATCACTGAAGAGTTTGAGGACATCAGGCTTAGATATCCTTGCAGTTGATTTCTGTTGAGGAGTTGGTAGAAAATAACTTAATATTGATATCATCGCACCCTCATGTCTTGATAATGTAATTCACACCCAGATACGGCTGCATGTTGTTGTGAGCACCATCTCCACCAGTGGAACCAGACGAGGCATTACTGCCACTGCCACAATAATATGGGGCATTGGCAGATGAATCCGTATGACCTCCAGCTATTCCGTGCGTGTGAGCAGGCATCTCACCAATTGTAAGTGTATGTGTCTGTTCACCACCAGTATCGCCGAGAGAAGTTACACCTGAGCCACCGATGCCCACCGGGACATTACCATGCATATTCGGAAGATTGAACGTAGTTGAACCGTTTCCAACTCCATAAGCCGTCCCGATAGCAGAGAATAGATTTGCATATGTTGTCCTACTTACTGCAGAACCGTCACAAAGCAGATATCCTGCAGGAGCAGATGAACCACCAAAAGGGAATAGTACACCAGTTGGAACACCTGCACGAGGGCCAATGACTCTTTCTTCTTCGAATAATCTCATATCAGTGATATCTGCAGAAGTGATCTCTGTAACACCTGCCTGCACATAGATCTCAGCAAGAAGAATGGCATTGTTTCCTTCGAGATCATAATCGTTTGCATATGTTGTACTGCCTGCTGTCCCTGCAATCACAGACACGGTTCCGGATGAATTGACTACAACAATATCGTATCTGTCATATGTTGCATCAGCTGCAGATACTACCACGTTGGTTGCTGAAACTGTTACTTTCGTATTATTGATCCAAGCAGATCCTGCAGATACATCCACTGACATGTTATCAGTGCCTGACTTATCACTCACTGCACATCCGGATATAACACCCCACCCTCGTGCTTTGACTGCAAGATTGCAGAGGTACACCGGTTCGATTGGATCTCCTCTTGAGATGAATTTTGCCATTATTTTGCTCCTTATATGCTCTGTAAGGTTTGTCTGATTCGATACTTCACTGCGAATGATGATGTTTTATTGTAGGGTAAATGTGTGATTCTGATAACGAGATCTCCACCAGATGCAGCATTGAGCAGACCCAGTTCAGATATTGCATTACCATTTGCATCGGTACTGGCAAGTATCATCTTGTAGTCGATCACTCCTGCAGTGTCTGAGAGTTCCTTTGTGATCGCATTTCTCAATACTTCGCTTTCCATTGCAGTATCAGATGCCTGTTCACCGGTGGTTCCAGTGCCAACAGCCATGTGCGATGGTGGAGTGGGGGAATCTTCATTCAGAAATCCTCTTATCAAATTCAGTCCAACGTCTGTCATCATAGTATCACTGTCTCCGTGTAATATCTCCCAGTTTTCAGCTGTGTGCTACCAACTCCGGAATATCCTCTTCCACAGAATGAATTGGAAGGGTGGCCTGCAATGTATCCGTCATTGATGTTGACAGCTATAATTTCAATGATCGAATCTGAATGTTGTTCAGTTTCATAGAAATTCAAAAACTTTGATTGGAGAGCATTCTCATCTATTGAATCTGCCTCTGATACTCTCATAGCAAGGATCACTGACAACAGATAATCTTCAAGTTTCTTTGCGTACTGTGCAAGTGTCAGATATGCAATGCCTGTTACGATATCTCTTCTTATTTCAGTGACCAGAAACTGACCATCAGCAATGCTCTCGAAATTCTGCAGTGTGACAAGTTGTCCGGATTTCAAGGTTTCGTAACCAAGGACAGAGATATCTCCGGATTGTACAACCCATGCCTTTTCGTCAAGAGTTGACAGTGCTTCATTATATGCTGCAGTTTCTGACAGTATGGTTGTATCTATTATAGTGTCCTGTCTGACGACACCATAGTATTCCTGTGATTCCAGATCCTCTACCCGGATGGATACCTGGACACCATTGATGGTGGCACCATAAACATCCACACGGTTGACGATATCATAACCTGGTTTTGGGAAGGAGTATTCTATTACAGGATCTTCGTCCAGATCAATTATGAGTTCGGAGTCCGCATACTGTCGGGGTCTGTAATAGAAATCAAGTGTTTCATCGTGTCCAAATATGTACCCTTCAGAATCGGCTATTTCCTGAATAGCATCGTATGCAGTAATCCCCTTGTAAAGTTTGATGAACTTTAATGTAGATACCTGGATGCCTGTCCTGGTGACATTGGGACAATATTTTTCTGCTAGGTCATCGACAATATCAGATCCTAATTCTCCCACGGTAATTATAGCATTGTCAGCAACTGAATATGAATTTGATAGCACATCAACTGTTATTGAGGTGTTAAGAACAACTGCCATAATAGTTGCAGTCTCATCGTTATTGTCGTCCGATACCTTGACTCCATCATCTACTTCAAAACCGGTTGTATCTGCAACAGACAGAACCACGGAAGATCCTGCAGTAACATCACTTTCAATTGTCTGTTGGATCCCATAGGCTTCAATGATATATTCTCCCTGGAGATCTCCAATGAAATCAGCACCTTCGATCTCAACGATCCCATCAGATTCCTGTGGATCAATTGATTCCATCCTGCCGTTGAACAGAACATTTTCATCTGTTTGGATTTTGACAGTATCATACGTTTCGTAGGTGTCTGAAAGAGTATCGTCTGTATTCTCCAACTGCAGAGTGAAGGTTTTTGCAGCACCTCCCAGGGTATCAATGATTTCGCCAGTTGACCACCTGGTTGTAATAGCTCCAGCTAAAGTGATCGATTCTTTTTCTTCAACGGTTCCAAAGGTCCATGGGAAATTAGCAGGAAAATACATACTTGCTCAGGCCTTATATTTTAATCCGAAATAGGATATCCCTATAGTTCTGGCAGTAGTAACCGATGAATTGCCATATGTACCGATACCAGCATACATATTGCTTGTTGGAATATTGGTCGTCTCATACTGCTTAGCATTGTTAACGTAGAAGCAAATCTTGTCGATATTTGCGCTTCCTTCAATTCTACACAGCCTTACCTCAACTGTATCTCCAGCTTGAAGATTTCTTCCAACCGACAAACCAGTAAGTGCAACCGCTCCACCGTTGTAAGCACAATACCAGTTACCACTTGAATCACAGTAAAATATAGCTCTCTGTGCGGATTGGAGGCCACTGAAAGCAGACTGGAATCCGATAACCGTACTTCTTACTCCTCCTGCACCTGTGGCCAGAGCATCGATCCTGCAGATCACCGCCAAATAATTACTTGCAATACCAAACTGGGTTTTGTCAATTACACACCTTGCAGCTGCAGTTACTCCAGTAAGTGTACTCAAAGTCAGCACTCTTGAAGAATAAGAAACACTCCCATTCCCGTCAATTGGATACCAGGAATCAGGGTTGTAAGTACCATCCAAGAAGCCACCATAGAGATTGTACTCAATTAAACAAGCAGACATGTGCTCATCAACAAGTGTCTTACAAGGATTGTAGATCCCAGCAACACCATTAGTAACAGCTTGATTTCTATAATCAGCAATGTCGAATCCTACCTCAATTCCCTTGATGTATGCTACCATTGCATTATATTCATCTGCAGTAAGTTTGCCAGCTACAGTCGAACCGGTGTTTTCTACTTTTATGTCGTCCCATGCCATTATGATGCCCTCGTTATTTCCATTTCAACTTCAACGTACCTTAGCGAACCTTCTCCGGATTCCTCTGAACCTATCACCCTTCGCACAGCTACATTGAAGCTATCAGAACCTTTGACAAAAGTGAATGAACCGTTTGCAGCATTGGTCTCCTCTTTGACCATGTTGAACAGGGTATCGTACTGTGCATCCCGGTCTTTGAAGGTGGTATTGACAATGATTAAGTCCCTGGAACGTTTAACGGACTTTGCTATAGGAGTAGAGTTCCTGCCGGATGAAACGATTATAAGACCGTCCTCTTTGCTCAGTGTTCTTTTGAAAGATGCACCCGGGCTGAAGAAAACTTGATTCGCACCATCTGTGAGATACCAATCTACCATTATGCACCAAGCCTCCTGAGTTCAGCTGCTGAATACTTCCTCACGGATTCCCACACAGTACGGCCATCCAGTTTAACCTCTATCTTTTGATTGAGTTCAACTGGCTGCTGTGATGTTTTAGAGATTGTCTGCTGGGTCTGCTTTGTGGGAGTGATCGAGCCTGACAGTTTAGGTGTGAACATTTCCGGTCCGTTCTCTCCTACAAGATAAGAGAGACCATTCATGACAGGACCACCAAGTGCACGAGCTGAAACCGACTGATTCAAAGAAACTCTGCCATCTGAATCATACTGAGTCTTGTCTGTTCCACCACTTGAAGAGCTGGAGGAGCCAGAGAATACGCTTGATATCTTCGAGAGAACCTTATTCAAGTAAGTTGTCAGTGAATCAAGCTTTCCAACAACGTATTCATAAGCAGTTTTGAATGAATTGATTATGAAGTCTTTAATGGATGTGAACTTTTCAACAGTGGTATCGTAAAAATACCCCATTACCTGCAGATAGAACTTCCAGTATGCAAGCAGCACATCTTTGATAGTGCCAATTACCCACCTAATTACTCCTTTGACTTTCTCCCAGGTAGTCTTATTCTCATCCTGGAGGATATCCATGAGTGATGTCCAGCGTTCTTTTAACCAGGAGATGACTGAGTATGCAATGTCACGGATGCCCAGGAAGTTGGTCTGCCATGCTGTATAGAGAAGTGCAATTGCTAAAACAGCAGCACCGATGATAATAATAGCACCGCTTAGTGTGAGACCTATCGCTTCAAGCGCAGTGAGAACAGCTGGACCAACCAATATGACCCCAGCAAATGCAGCAGCCAAAGCGCCAACAACAATCACTCCGAGAGCAAGTCCGGCTATGAATGTTTTTGTGGTGGGTGAAAGTTCATTGAACCAGTCGGCAATTTTCCAGAGTATATTCTCAAGAGTCTCAAACACTGGTGCAAGCTCCTCACCAATTACCATGAAGATCTCCTCAAAAGCTAACTGAATACCTTTGAGTGCAGCCATCACAGAAGGAGAACTCTTTGCGATCAACCCGAATGCAATGGTTCCGGATGCTGCAACCAGGCTCAAAACAGAAGCCCAGCGTTTTCCCATCTTCTCAAGAGGAGGAACACTACGCTTGGCCTCATCACCGGCTTTCTTGGTGGATGTCTGCATACCTTCCATCTGTTTTCGGGCTTCTTTCGCTCCTTCGGCTTTGATCTGTACCAGAAGGGATCCGAGTACACCTAAGTTCATTTCATCCTCCGTGCTCGTTCACTCAATGATTCGTTCATGAATATCCAGTCTGCATTTGAGAGAGATCTCAACTCACTTGGTGGCCTTCGCAGGATCTCCACGATTTCGAGAAGTCTTTGCCCTTCGTCCATCCTTGCGAAACGATTTGATATCTTCTTCCATCTCGTCCTGCTGGGTGACGGTGTGTTTGACCAATTCAATGATTATCCGTGCAGCGATCACATCCGGAACCTGTCCGGATTTCCATACCTCAAAAGGAATCTTTGGTTCAACTGTCAGGTTCTCAAGAATCCTACACAGCCTGTCCTCTTCTTCCTCGGTTGTTTCCTCTCCCTTCTCGGCTGCCTGGCTGATTCTCATCAGATCCTTCATTGTCTTCTGTGGTGGGTTGGCTTTGACCTTGAGTATAGCTTCACCTGCTGAACTTGAGAATGGTATTTCGATCAGTTCGTGTTCAGTTACATCGAGCAAGTGCTGAAGGGCACTGGATACGACTGATTTTCTCTCGTTCTCGAACTGCTCTACATCCTGCTGGAGTTCTGCCTCGGTCTGTCTGTTCAGCTCATCAGCTTCTTGCGGAGTAAGATTATCCAGGCTCATGCTGTGACATATCCTGTGTACATCTTGTCTCCATATCCAGTCAGATCTACCTGGGAGTACTCTCCATCCGGAGCAGTCCAGGGAGCATTCTCCCAGTAGATGTTTGTGACTTTGACAGGATACTCTTCACCGTTCTTGCCAGTGACAGTTCCCCATATATCGAATAATGGAACAGTATTGCTGTCCGTGATCTCTGCCATTGTGTTCCCGGAAGAAGTAGCGCCGTCAATATCCTGATCAGCATTCTCAGTTCCAAGGATCTTCCCAATAACATTAGGATGGAACTTTGCGAACTTTGCATTGACAGATACTTTCACATTCTTCCTGGCAACATCTTCACGGAACACTGTGTCCTGTCCATACAGTTCGACATGCTCCCATTCGGTCTTTATTTCTACTCCTTTCAGGATACCAACAGTGAGAGTCACTGGGGATGTTTCTGCAGTCTTGTAGACAACTGTAAGAGTGTCTCCAAAAAACGATGTTTGTGCCATTTGTTATCACTCCTTATGCATTACCCAATTATCTGAGAACAGGTCCAGTTGTGAAGGTGTCCACGGTGCAATCATTCCCTGAGCATCTTTCATTGCAAGATATGGTCTGACTTTGACCAATGTGCCAGGTGAAACGTTGTGAGCAACAGAAGTGTTTGTGTTTGCAGGCACTCCCTCCTCGTATCCGGGCATTGTTGTGACATACATACCCTTCCCATTCCAGTTTTTGTTCGTTACTCGATACCCGTTTTTCAGGTATTCTAATGCTTTTGAAAAGTCCATATTCTAGAGTTCCTCCAGATCTTGATGAATAGCAACGTCAATCACTCGCCTGCTCAGACCTCTTGTCCTGTCGCTCAGGTCCTGATCTCTGACCATGTATAGTCTATCATACCCAACTGCAGGTGAGATGTATTTAGATTCGATAATACGCTTGACCTCGGTAACGTGCAGGTCAAAACGTGTCTTCAAAATAGAACGTATGTCAATTGATATGGTCCAGGAATGGTCAAAAGTCTTAATTCCGGAATGTGTGATAGGTCCTGCACCAGTGTTGTATGTCAGTATGAAATCGCCCTGTCTAACGTCAACGTTCCCGCGGTTAACGATAGTATCAATAATTGGTGTAACTCCGCCAGTGTTCGAACTGTTCCAGTTGTCACTTAGCAGAGCTGTGATTATATCGGCTTCTTTCATTACTGACTCACTAAAGACAAAAAGAAGCAGTTGGTTTGTTTAAAAACTTTACTGAAAAACAGTTGAAATAATCATAACCCGATTTTTGACTGTAAACTATGGAATAGAATGTTAAAAAAGAGACGTTTTTTTATGTGCCGGAAGGGGGGTGATGTTTTTGGGAGGTACCGGCACACGAATTGTTGGGCTTGTTTTTCCAACAATATCAAGTCGGATGTATTAATATATATATGCCATGTATATAATTATGCTTTTTGTGAACATGACACATACAAAACAGAACTAAAAGAAAAAGCAATCCAAGATATAGAGCAATTTCGTTCCTACTCATATACTGATGATCTCCCGGTGGTTATACAGGATCCTTTCAACATCCTTCTTCCAGGAATTGACCTTTGACATGATACCGTACTTGTCAACACCTTCAGGCAGCTGAATAACATAGTCGTCATTCTCTGCGATTTCAATTGCAACGAGCTTTGTGCATGCTTCTTCAATGTCTCCGGGGACAGAATCATCACCATAGCGATATGACACCCGGACTCCTTTTCCAAGAGTCCATGGTTTCTGGCCAGCCAGATACAAGACACCAAGATTATAGTCGAGCCAATAATCATCACCACGGCCTTCGGTGTAGCCGTTAGCATCAAGAACAAGATTATCCCATTCGTTGCCGTTCCAGATTTCTATCTTGTCAATGCCTGAAACAAGGGTGTTGATCTTCCTGTGCTTCAGGTGAATGGCAAACTGCCTCTGGTAGAGGTTGTAGCAATTGTGTGGAACGTCATAGTATTCATCCAGGACCTGCACAGCTCTCCAGGCGTGTCCCGTTTCCCTGTCAACTGTGTCTTCCATCCGATTGATTGTGCTCTCGACTTCTGCTAAAGTAGGGTCAGTATCAGTTGAGAACACCAGTCTTGCCTGCGTGGTCTGATCGATCAACCTCATCAAAGAAGCTACTTTTGCAGCGGTTGTGTAAGTGACTGCCATTCATTTTCCTCCTAAGAATGTGGATATAAACCATACAAAGAACGATGTCATAGATGCAATAACAACAGCCATGCCATGACGGATCCATTTCTCCTTTTTGAGATTCTCAACATCCCTGCATACATTGACGAGACATGAATTCATAGACTTCTGTCCGGATTTGATCTCACCGATGTCCTGCTTCATCTCGAGCAGCGTTTCCATTATGAGGTTGTCGTTTTGCATGATTATTTCTCCTTGAACTGACCACACCAGCTGTTGTATGGAACCAGAGGGAAACCGACTCCTGCAGTTGGTGGAGAATGCCTACAATGTCCCGTTGTTGCCGTTGTAGGCTGGTAATACCTGCAGTCATTGCATATCTCGTCAGACATCTTCATGCTCCAAAGATTATGAATTTGACTTCATGTCATAGCCTGCAAGCCCTGCAATGGCAGTAATACCCATTCCAATGGTACCGGTATCAATTCCATTTCCCTGGAAATAGGCTATAACTCCCATGGCAATCTCCAGGGCTATTACCCCAACGATTGCAATCTTTACTTCTGTGATCTCCATGTTTAGCCTCCGCTCAGTAACCGAATGCCATTATTCCTCATCGTTCTGCGTTGCTTTCTTGGCAGCCTTCACAACCTTTTCCTTTAGTCCAACAAACTCGAAATTGCTCCCGGGTGCTTTTGACAGGTTCTTGAAGAAGCACTCATCTTCTTTCTGTACCTTGGTGGATTCACCTGGTGAGAACATATACTCTGTACCGGATGGAGCAGAACGATAATTTAGTGGGTTTGGACCATTGTATGTAAAATCCATATTTACACCTCAAAAAAGAAGGACAGGACTTACTGGAAGTCCCTTCCTTTTGCCTGTGACTTGAACTTTGTACAGACGATCTCACCCATCATGTAGTGCAGACCCTCAGTTCCAATGAAGTCATTTGCGAATGGATCATTGGATTCGAGATACTGGATCGGTGAGAGAACACCCACATGTATGTTGTCAAGATCAAGGAGCATTATCCTTGAGATGGTGTCCTGGAGCACAGTGTTGTCCGGAATGATTGGAACTCCCTTGTAGGTAGCAACATCAAAACCAGCCTCTACACCTGAAACTGTCTGGATACCATTGACCGTCATCTGCACCTTTGTCTGGCCTATGAACCTCTGCTGTGCCTGGAGAAGCTGCTCGATACGTTCAAGGGTGTCATATCCTGTGATGATGGCTTTGTTGCTCACACCTGCATCTTTCCAGTATGGTCTGGTGTTTGTGAACAATGCATCAATATGAGTCAGTGCAAGGTCACGTGAACCGGATCCAAATGCCTGACCATTCACATATGCATCTGCCCAGGAAGCGCCTGCATCTCTGTCAAGGCCATATATGTCAAGATCACCCGCGTCAAGAACTCCGGAGTCGTCAACTTTTCCATATGCCAGTTCAGCATAGGATCCTACGATCCTGTCAAGTGAGTTTATGCCAGTTGTAGGCACTGTATCTGCAGTTGCAACGGCTGCTCTGTTGAGTCTGTTCTTGAACTCATCACCCATGTAGTCAACGAGATCTCCCCACTCAACTACATCATCCTTGCCTGCCAGGAGTGTCTCCATATCTGACTGGTTGAAGGTTGCTGCAGAAAGTGTTGGAGCAACAGGGACCTGCTTAAAAGATGGTTTGATGGTGTCCGGAAGTGCTCCGCTTTCAGTTATACCAGGCGAATCTGTTGAAGCTGGTGCAGTGACTGCACGATATCCGGATTTTTCCCATGGCTTGAAACCAAGCGCACCAAATGCATTGGCAGCTGTTACGACCTGTCTCCAGAGTTCACGTCCGTACAGGATGTTTCTGACACCATCTGTGTTTGTGAGTACTGGAGCGTCTGCCTTCTGCAGGGTTGCAGGGAGACCATAGACGAGCTTTTCCATGTCTTCAATAGTCTGAACCCAACCACGACTGATGGCCTTGGTCAGATATGCAGTCCTTGCTGTCCTCTGGGAATCGAGATCGTTTACCATGGTCTTTCCTCCTGTGTATCAATGATTGCAGAGATCTGCTTGTACCCCATGCCGGCAGTCTTTGAACTGTCCTCCAGCATGATCTGAGCCTGGGACTTTTTCAGTTCATTCTTCTTGAGTTCCGGACGAGGAGTGTCTGGTTCTTTACCCTTCATTCTCTTTGCAAGAGCCTTTTCGACAGCCTTCTCAACGATTGATCCAATGTCAGGTGCAGGTTCTGCAGATTTCTCATCCATTTCTTCCTCTTCTTCAGGATCCTCTTTCTTCTCCTCTTCTTCAGGTGGCTTGTCTTCCTTCTCGAGCTTCTTCTCTACTTCGGAAAGTCTGCCATCGATTCCCTTGAGCAAGGTAAGTATCTCATCGCTTTTTGCAACGGTCGATTCTACAGCAGGAGCACCGTCCGTGTCTGCTGCTTTCTGTGTTGGATTTGGTTTCGGTTCTTCTGCCATAGTATCACCTATGTGATCGTGATTTTTTGCAAGCACATTGACTTCCTCAATGCTTGCTTCCTGATTTGCTCCCACTTCGACCGGGGAGACTTCAAAAAGGTCCATGTTTTTTACAGCGTTCCAGCACGTTTTTGCACTGCACGCCTTGCCCTGGTCCAGCGGATCGGCACCAATAGAAAGGTCAGCGTACTCTTTACCGCACACTTTTTCCCACACGTTATCGTAAATTCTCTGACCTTTGAAAACAATGCCTTCGAGATACACGCCGGGTCTTTCCACACCATCGGAACACATCTTGTTGCGAAGTTCGTAGTTTATCCAGCTGCCTACCCTACGGTTGCTGTGCTGGTCCATCATGGATGCACCGGAAGCCATGAAGAAATCAAGAGCTTTCTGGAATGCTCCTATCTCCACCACATCGCCTTGTCTATCGACAAGTTCTACCGATGCCCAGCCTGCAAAATAACGTGCATTTTTCTTGAGCTGTGACCAGGCAACTTTCGCTGAACATGCATTATCACCATTGCACTCTCCTTCATATGTAGAATTGAAGATATCTCTCCACTTCGTTTGATCAGCTTCACTAAGCGAGTTTCTCACAGCTTCAGGGAGTTGGGAGTTTTCAGAGTAAGGCATCAAAAAACAAAAGAAGCAGTTGGTTTGCTTAAAAACTTAACGGAAGTGCTGTTTAGTTGCGGAGTTATATGCTGTTATAAGCTCTTATAAGTACTTATTAGCAAGTTATAAAAACATATAAATAGATATAACCTCTTATAACAAAATGGAGTTTTATTCATGACAAATGCAACAACAATACCAACCACAAAGGTGGTGAGAGACAGACTGAAAAGCTATGGTCAAAAAGGTGAGACATATAGTGATATTCTCATGCGCATGATGGATTCACTCGATAAAGAGGAGTTTATGGATCGTATGTACAGACGTTTGGAGGAAAAGGATCAGTTTGTTTCTCTCGATGAAATTTGATGAGAGATGGAAATGAACTACAGAGTAAGTATACACCCACACGCTGTGAAGTTTTTAAGGGCACAGGACAATGAAACGAAGGATCGACTTAAAGAAGGTCTCAGAAAACTCGAAAGCGAACCCTTAAGTCATGATGTCAAAAAGCTGAAGGGTACAAAAGGAAGACAGGATTTGTACCGATTACGTATTGGAGATTATAGAGCTGTCTTTTCTATCGAAGAAGACATTGTATACGTACTCGAAATAATACCACGCGAACATGGATACAAGTGGCTTTGATGCTTCTTGTACTCTAAACTATATATTTTTGATTTTTCATCTGAAATATTTCCAGATAATAGCCTTTGCTCTTGCCTGTACATCGTCGAATGCAGGGCGAAGGAAAGGGGAAGGGTCTGTTCCGTAATTGTATATCTTCCACCTGATTGAATTCGCAACCTTCTTAATTGCCGTCTTTGACCTGGAAGATATCCCGAACAAAGCTGCATTCCTTCTGACCCACCCAATAATAGGTTCTTCCGGAGGCATATGTGGTTCAGTGCCATACTCATTCCAGGTGGCTTCTGGAGAATCATAGATCACAGTCTTCTCCAGGAACTCCCTATCAACCCTACCACTCTTTTTGAGTGTAGCACGATCAACTGGAACAAGGTCCTGACTAATTGCAAAGACCTCATCTGCGACATCATCTAGGCCTGCATCAAGCTTTCCGAAGAAGTTGTCAATGGCTTTGGGGTCGGTGTCTACAACTACTCGGCTCATACTACCCTGACTATTGTGGATCTTTCATTGGGATGAGCAACAAAGTTTTTCCAGCCTGTCCAGCTTGGTCCCATTCCTCCTTGTGAGACGGGTCTGGTTGATTCTTCCATGTAGATCTCCTTCAACCGTTCAAGGGGAACAGCTCCTCCTTCAGAAGTTACCCGGGCAGCTATCCTCTTTGAAACTTCAGACATTCTATGGTCATTTGCTTCCGAGGTTCTGAACAAGAAGACTTCACCACGTTCTTCTTCCATTTTCTTCCAGCCAATTTCCCTGGCACGCATAGCAACTGCAGATGTCTCTGTCCTGGCTATCATCTCAGCTCTGGCAGAGTCGAATGAAGTCGCCTGGACAATTGCATCTCTGATTTTATCAAGTCCGAGTTCTCCAGTCTCAAATGCGGTCTTGATAATGCCATGTATAGCTTCCACGTCTTTCTCAGTTGCATCTTCGTAGAACTGGTATAGTGCACCCTCTGCAATTGCCTTCAATGCATCAGATGCAAAATCTTTGACCAGATAATCACCTGTGTCAATGTCAAATGATTTTGTAGCAGGCTCTCCTGTGTTTCTCTGAGGATCCTCTATTGTAGGAAAGAATCCTCCGGATGAACTGTGACGCTCTTCAGGTGAAGTAGCTTCTCCCGAGAATACAAACTCACCGTCTACATATTCAACATCAAATCCCATATCGTACATCCCACGTGCATTGGATATGTCTTTAGCAAGGCGTTCCTTCTCAGCCATTTCATCCTGTTCTTCGTTAGGGTTCAGCTGCAGGACATAATCAGTTATACCAAACTGGGTACAGAGCCATTCCAGCACCTTTTCATTGTAGATGGTCTGGCCATCTTCAACAGCTCGGTTGGTGACAGTCATCTGCAGACCTTCATTGTTCAATCCTCCGGAGGTAGAAGTATCTCCCTGGAAGATCAATGAGACACCGAACCGTGAGGATATCCTTTCACGGAGTTCTTTTTTGACCTCGAGCATGTCGAGGTTCGGATCCTGCATCAATTGAAGCATTGTTGCCTGTCCTTTGCTGTCGGTGTTGTATCCAATGAGGGGAATGTAGTAAGGATCATCCTGCAATTTGACCATTGTTTCATCCCAGAACTTTCGAAGACTGTCCGGGTTGTTTGTTGGGAACGTAGCAATTCCGGGAGCTCTTCCTCGCTCATAGAATGTCTTTGTTCTTTTCTCCAGATAATGATAAGCCATAATGTCATCGATCATCTTGAGGGCTGGAGGATATCCGTACAGAATTGAAGGATAGTATTTCGATGAATGCAATATCTCGTCTTTGAGGTAGTACTGCTTGTTTTCGGCAGAAGTGGTCTCGTAGTATGCCTGCTGCAGGAGAGCTCCACAGACAGGACATTTGAGTCCTGGTTCATGCTTCATCTTATCTCGATGAGTAGGACAGAGCCAGATATCACCGCCCATACGTCCGTCCTTCTTGACCATCTTCTTTATGTCACGTGGGTCAATTGAAAGGATCTCTTTGACATCTTCCAGGGCAATGTCACCAGCTCTGTCATAATCATAAGCTTTGACAAGGAGAAGATAGGCATTATCGGCAACGTTCAGGTTGAACTCAAAGTCTGAAAGGACTTCCTTTAGAGACTGTCCGTTGTAGTTGGCCTTTTCGATAAAGTATTCTTTTTTACGTACCTGTGAATAGTCCGGTTCATGGAAAGAAGCTGAGCCACATGTGCACTTTTCAATGTTCTCATCGTACTCGGCTCCACAATCTTTGCACTTCTTGACAAAACATGGTTTCCAGTAGAATCTATTCCTGAACATTTCCTGTTTGAGCTTGAGAACAGAATCCGAGAAGACAGAAACTTCCTGTTCCAGGTAGTAGGCCAGACCAAGAGAGGGAGCAATATTCCCACGTGCATATGATTCGTGGTGGCCAATACCTGGACGGTTGGAAGGGAGTTTTTTCATTATGTAATTGGCGAGCTTCTTATCGATGTACTGCTGGACACGTGACATAAAATGAAAAGAAGCAGTTGGTTTGCTTAAAAAGATTATGGAGCTTCCGATTAGTCAAGCAAATAGGAAATATTTTTCCGCACCTGCAACCGATGCGAGTAAAACTGAGATTGTATAAAAGGAAAATACGTATTTTGCAGTATGTCGTTGGAAGTTACAAAAGTGTTACTTAATATTAAAAAGCTCTTTAGTATCTTGGATGCCTGCCTTTACTGCTTCGTTATCATCTAATCCAGCGTCTTTATACATGATAGCTTTAAAAATAGGTAGTAAAATAACTCAGTTTGTGTTCATATCGATTTCCTTTATTTGGCAGTTTAGGTTAAGAAAAATAATAAATGGACATACTAAAAAAAGAGAGGACTTTAAAGCCCTCCTTCACCTTTCTGCTTATTTACAACTACGATTCCCAGAGCAAGCACAATTCCCACACCCAGGATCCAATAAAGATAACTTGACCCATTGTCATCTTCAACAGGTATTTCCTCTTCTTCTTCTTTTTCTACCGTTGTAGGGACTTCAGTAGTTACCTGTGATGTTTCTTCAACTACCTCTTCCACATCAGTGCCGAACAGTGCATACAATGAGAAATGATTGATATAGGCTGTTGCTCTGCCATTTTCCCAGTCAACGGTTGTCTCCAAAGCAACCCATCCGCCCTCGGGCGTGTAAGAGTAGATAGTCGGATTTCTGCCTTCATACTCTTTCGGATCGAAGTCTATTGTAATGAGGACTTCCTTGCTGAAGGTTGTTCCTGAAGGACCTAAGTCATAGTAGAGGCCTGAATCAAGGACCTCTGCAGGAGTATCTGCTGGCAAAGATGCCGGAGTAGTTATAATTATCTTGCTCACAGGGTTACCTGAAGTATCTGTTCCTGCTGTTCCCTTGTAAAGTGTCAGAGTGGTTTTTGCATCAGATGATTTGACAACAGTATCACCGATCAATTCTCCATCATTGTTTGTTAAAAGTGTGGTTGTTGTCCCCTGTGATAACACTCTTGTAGCTACAGAACCGCTACTTGAGCCTGAAGAACTACTTGAACCAGAAGAACTGCTGCTTGGAGTATCTTCAACGTAAAAGAGTCCAAACGTGCTAAACTCAGAGAGGTTTGCAGAGACATAATTACCTGTTGTATTAAGTGAGGTCTCATTTACTTCAGTCCAGTTGCTTCCACTTAACATATAGAGATCTACTGAGGATTCATCTGAACTGCTCATGTTGGAATCGTCATAGAAGAAGGCAACATTCAAATCCTCTGACCTGTTAATGGTTACATAGCCATTAACATTTGTTTTTCCGGAAAGAGCAGTAGCGTTTGTTTCAACTCCGGATATTCCTGTTTCAGATGAATCTGTGACAGTAGATATCTCTGTTGAAATATCGGTCAGTACAAGTTTGTCCACTATACAGTTGCTGGAAGATAATGCATAGAGAGCATAAATCCCGTTATCAATCGCCGTGTTTTCGGTTAAAGTATTGTTGTTTGATTCAGAAAGGACAATACCGTAATCATTGTAACTGGCATTATTGCTTGTCAGATGGTTGCTGATTGAGGAACCAAGGGTAATACCGTAAGTATTGTAACTGGCATTATTGCTTGTCAGTGTATTGTTGCTTGAACTAGAAAATAAAATACCGTAAGTATTGTCACTGGCATTATTGCTTGTCAATGTATTGTTGCTTGAACTATAAAGGAAAATAGCTAAAAAAGGGTGGTCATTGACATTATTGCTTGTCAGATTGTTGCTGATTGACTCATAAAGGTAAATACCGTAATTGCTATTGCCATTGGCATTATTGCTTATCAGATTGTTGCTGATTGAGAAATCAAGTTGAATACCATTATAATTGTCACTGGCATTATTGTTTACCAATGTATTGTTGCTTGAGGATTCAAGGTAAATACCCCGACCACTATTGTCATTGGCATTATTGCTTGTCAATGTATTGTAGTTGCATGAGGAAACAAGGGAAATACCCTGATTATTATTATTGTTTGCATTATTGCTTGTCAGATTGTTGCTGATTGAGGAACCAAGATAAATACCGTAATCATTGTAACTGGCATTATTGCTTGTCAGTGTATTGTAGTTGCTTGACTCATAAAGGTAAATACCCTGATTATTATTATTGTTTGCAATATTGCTTGTCAATGTATTGTTGCTTGAGGAATCAAGGTAAATACCCCGTTGACTATTGGTGATTGCAATATTGCTTGTCAATGTATTGTAGTTGCTTGAGGAATCAAGGTAAATACCGCGAGTATTGCCACTGGCATTATTGCTTGTCAGTGTATTGTTGCTTGAACTATAAAGGAAAATACCGTTATTATCATTGTCATTGGCATTATTGTTTGCCAATGCATTGTTGCTTGAGAACTCAAAGGAAATACCCTGATTATTATTATTGTTTGCATTATTGCTTGTCAGAGTATTGTTGCTTGAGGAAAAAAGGGAAATACCGATATTATTGTCACTGGCATTATTGCTTGTCAATGTATTGTAGTTGCTTGAGGAATCAAAGGAAATACCGGTATTATCATGGTCATTGGCATTATTGTTTGCCAATGTATTGTTGCTTGAACTATAAAGGTAAATACCGAAATAGGTATTGTTATTTGCATTATTGTTTGCCAATGTATTGTTGCTTGAGGACGAAAGGTAAATACCGGTATTATCATTGTAATTGACATTATTGTTTGTCAATGTATTGTAGTTGCTTGAGGACGAAAGGTAAATACCGCCATTATTGTCACTGGCATTATTGCTTGTCAGAGTATTGTTGCTTGAACTATAAAGGTAAATACCTATACTATTTCCAGTCAAGGTATTATTTGAAATCGTGCAGTACATTTGATTGTTTAGATAAATAGCCGCCTTGGGACTATCATCAGTCGCACCTGTAATATTGAATCCGCTTATTGTGACATTATCTACCTGCACATCAAATACATGATCGCTACTTGAGCTAGCCCGGATGGTCGTGTTCGCAGAGCCGTTCTGAGAGCGAATTGTGACTTCGGTGGCAACATTTATGTTCTCGGTGTAAGTACCATCATTCACAATAATGGTATCGCCGTTAGTTGCGTTTGCAAGTGCGGCAGTGATGGTTGAATTCCCAAGTCCCTCGCCGACTATGATATCGGCTGCTGAAACTGGCCCTGTACATGAAAGTAAAATGCAGACTAACGCTGCTAAAATAATATAGTATTTATTTGATGTCATTTTATCCACATTCGTGTAAATTATATCCATGCGTCATCGATTAAGAACGGAATTGTAATGATTGTCTAAATATCTTCAACTATCCTCTATAATTCTTACAGATTGTATACTTGAATACGATATCGATTTCATGAAAATTGGCTATAACTTAAGGCAGACATCTGGTGTGAAATCGATACTTTCAGGCAAGAATTCTCCTTAACTGGAGACCAATGAAGTAATATCAACTTTTATCTAGCATAATATGATACATCTCAAATATATTATAATACGATTATTATAGTATTAAAAGCTTCATGAAAAAGTGGTCATTTTCCTTTATTATGGGATATCGGTAAAGTTCATTCCTTCATACATTTTGACTTCTTCAAGCCCAATATCTCCCTCAAGTTCCCTCGTAGAATAGAGGATACCGTATAGAATTCACAGCCTGTTTCAATGCAGATCTGATTCATAGAGATCCCGTTTGCATACATGACCAGGATGGTGTGCTCAGATTCCGGAATCTCAACGTCTATGCGAATGTGAGTACGTTTTTCTTTTCCGTACTTCCTGCGTACTGTTCCGGATAAGGGTGTCTTCTTCATGCTCTCCAGTTCTCCTCACCAAGTGGTGTTGGTAATCCACATCGGTTGCAATTGAATACATACATCAGATGTCCATTGCCACATTTCGGACATATCCAGGGGAGTGGCATTATTTTCGTGACATCCACATCCTTTGGAACATCAAGAAGGCTTTGTTTTCCCATGTGTCGAACTCCATGCTTTGTGGAATGTGTATCGACCATCAGGTCGTCGAGTTGCTTTGCTTTTGGCCAGCGGAAGCCAGCGTCTACTTTTCGGCCATGCATTGTCATTTTGTGTTCTCTCCGTGTTCAAAAGTTGTAGTTTCCAATTCCACCGATTGATTTGTATTCGTCTCCTGTCATCACCAGCTGGACAGCATAGCTCAGCACATCGACCTGGTCGTCATGTGCTCCAGTAGGGAAACCCAGCAGTTCATTAATGAAATCATCCAGCCAGAAAGCGCCTTTCAAAAGGTACACTTTCCCAGCTTCCATTCTGGCAGCTGCAGGCAGAGCTCTGGTGACTTTGTCCTTGTCGGGTTTGAGTGCCTTGATAGGGAGACCTTCGTTGACAAGCATCTGGTAGAGGATCTTTCCCACGCCGGCATCTTCGACTCCCTGGAATGTAGGTGAATGTCTCTGAAACTCTGACTTAAACAGGTTGATCTGATCAGGACCCTCGAGTCTGGTCTTTATCAAGTCAAAAAGAATCAGATCGTTGTCCTTTGTCTGTGCCCACGTGCCAAGAACAAAAAAGTCAGCACTGCCCTTTGTACTCGCTGCAGGATCACATGTCTGGAAGATCCGGCAGTCTTCGTACATCACATGTTTGTCGGATCCATCATTCTGATAGAGAGAGAAAACACCATCTTTAAGTGAACAGTACTTCAGGTGTTGACTCTTGAAGATTGCACCTTCCAGCGGTTGGGGATGCTGCTGATAGAGGGCGTTAAACCAGTATGAACCCAGAGTACTCTTAATATCTTCAAGTGCCTGGACATTGTACCTCATTGGCGAGAGTGCTTCCCCACATTTTCTTCCAAGAGGATCTTCTTCCTCGGCAATTGCAGGAAGGGATATGACAGTCCACTTGTCAGGTTCTTCCTTGAGGAGACGGCCTGATAGATCATCCTCGTGCCATCTGGTCTGAATGATGATCACAGCTCCTCCGGGTTCAAGTCTTGTATACGCAGTAGACTTGTACCATTCTGCAGCCTTGTCCCTGAAAGTCTTTGAATTTGCTTCTTCTGCATTCTTTACCGGATCGTCAATTATGAGAAGGTGAGCTCCCTTGCCTGTGATGGGACCTCCGACACCAGCTGTGACCATTCCACCATCATGCCCTTCAATGTCCCATCGGTTCCTTGCAGAGGATGCACCGGAGACCGCCAGGCCGAACAGATGACCATTCTCATCCAGGATGTTTCTGGCCTTGTATCCCCAGGAAGCTGCAAAGTCTGCTTCGTATGATGTCAGCATTACTCTCTTGTCTGGATTGTGTCCCAGGAACCATGCAGAGAAATACTTCGATGTGAGTTCGGATTTGCCATGTCTCGGAGGCATGAAGATCATCAGATGTTTGGTCTCTCCATTGACCACTTTGATAAGGGCATCTGAGAGCATGAGCAAGTACTCGAATCCTATCCACTTGAACCGGCTGCAGTACTGGGCGAACAGTGCTGGCGTTACCGTATAGATCTGGTCACCTTCCATCTGCAGACTCCTGTTCGATGATTTTCTTTGACAGCCTTCTTGACAGCTCATTGGCCTGCTCAACTATCTCAGGGGAATTGATCACAGCCACAGCATTGTTGATAGTGACATCGACATCATGTTTGGTATGTCCCTGCAACTCGGATACGAATTTCAAATAATCCAGCTCAGTATTCTTGTCATCCGCAGCTTTATCTGATTTCGCATCAAGTGTTTTCAGAGCTTTCTTGAGTATCCCTGCCTTTGTTGCCCTCTCATCAAGCAGAACAAACTCATTCACTTTGTCCTTAAATTCGGGGAATAGGTTCCACCAGCTGACAGTATCTCTACGTACTCCACATTCTTTTGCAATGTCTCCGTGAGTCATCGTGGTTGTTGCTAACAGTTTCGCAGCTTTTAGTCTCCGTGAGTTCCAATTCCATTTCGTTGGTTTTTGTTGGGACACTATTTCCCTCCGGATGTTATCTTTGACAACTTCACGGTTTTTGCCTGGACAACTTTCATTACTTCACCGCAGGAATGACATTTAACCTGGTCAACCGGTTCGATGATATGAATAAGATCCTTGCAGTAGAGGCAATGTCGAGAAACTGGTTTGAATGTCATGCTTCCACCTCAGCCATTTTCCTGGCGAACCATTCCTTTGCTTCAGATGTGTTCTTGAATTGATACAGGTCAACAATACGTGGCCAGTTCATGTCGCCTTTTTTCCAGAGCTTGATAGTGCTATCCTTGAACTCTTCGAATCTTTCTACCCTCATAGTCTCAAGATATCCCTCTACAATGTCCTCTTTTTGTTCGGTTACCTTTTGTTCTATTTTCTGCTGCTTTTCAATCATCCTTACCGTCATCAGATTCTGCTCAAGTTCCATTAACTTCATCTTTGTCTGTGCAATCTCTTCTTCTATGAGTTTGGACGGAGCTATCTCAGACAGGCACGCATTAAGACCCTCCTCGAGAATATCGGAGAATGTTTTACCGTGGATTATCTTTAATGATTCAAACAATATTTTTTTCTCATGATCAACATTCAAATGAATATGAACTTTCATTTTTTCACCGGGATATAGTGCGGATTTTATCCTGTTCGCCTATGCGTATACTATGCGTACGCATACTATATGCGTAAAAATAGTATCCACTATTTTTAAAAGGCGAACGTTCGCTGCATACTGGTATTTCTTGGGGGTTTGGGGGTTTTTAGTATGCGTATGGTGTACGCATACGCGCATCAATTTACAATGTTTACACCTCTATACATTCGGAGTGAGTGAGTTCATCAGAAAGTTGTTCGAAGTACTTCTGCTTGTCAAACGTTTGTTTGTCAAAATCAGTTTTAAAAGTACTTTTTATCGTATCCGTTTTAAGAGGCACAGCAGCATCTAGCATCTGTACCTCGGTTGCAATTGAAGCAAGCTCATTATCAGAGAGGGTGGCACAGGAGATCGCATCATCCCATGGTTCAAAGATCACTTCTTCATCACAGCTGGTGTATTCAGACATGTAAGGATCTTCAGCACACATCTGGAAGAATCGGTCAAAATTAGTAATGCGTCTCTTTGTAGACGCATCATAAACACAGAGTTCTATTCTTCCAGGACCTGCAAATATAAAATATGGGTTTTCCAACACTTTCAGGAATCGTAAAGCCTTCTTATAATTCTTGTCCGGTTTGCTTGTGGGAGATCCAGGATTGTAATCAGATATCCATCCATTTTGCTCAAGGATAGAGCATACACTGTCGTGTACATAGAATCTTATCTTCTTCTGGATCTTCATCATTCCCAAGAGTGCTATGTATGACTCTTTCAGAGCTGCATTCTTCGGGTACACGAACTGCTCCTTGAAAACATCTCTATTTAGAGAACAGTTGGATTCTTCAGGGGTCAGTTCACTCACCATCTCTCTCTTCATTACGAGGGTGCTCTCTATTCCACACTTCAATGAATCTGGTCCAGCAGCACATCAGGCCACCTCCGTGTTGTCCCAGACCGTCAGGACGCTACTACCTGGGTGAACACATGTCAGTTTCTGACAGCCGGCGTCCATCAAAAGGCCACCAATTAAAGCAGCAACTGGGATTGGTACTCTTCCAATCAATTCTGCGCAAAAATCGTTATGGTTGGGTAGTTGTCCAAGTACCCATCCTTCAACATCATCCATCTGCTGAGGATTCAACCGCATGAATGGGTTTTTCCTGTCGCCTGTCCAGAAGTCCTCTGGAAACTTTCTCATATCAATTCCAATTGTTAGTTCACAATCTTTCATTTTCGATTTTCCTTTTCATTTTATAGGAGGTACCTGCAGCGAGTGAGGGGTTATTTTGTTTTTAGTTTCGGTGCTAGGGTGGTACAGAATCTATCGCTGCAGGCAAATGACACCGTCCGGAGTCGAACCGGATTACCAGCATCCTTCCTAGTCGCTGCAAAGCAGTCCGACGGCTGGCCATGGAGTCTTGTTGTAATGGAGGTAGAGAGGCACGATGGATCGGGAACCGTGCCTCTTTGGATAATCATACGGTGGCTCCTTCGGGAGAACATTTGTCCCAGTATCGGGTGATATAGTACGGTGTTTCAACACCCATGAAAATAGCATCCTTTGGAGTCATCCCTGGATTATTCTCCCGTGCTGCTTTGAGTACATCCAGTCGTTGTTTTCGCTCAGCTCGAGTGACTCCACCGCTTAGCAACACTTCTGGCCGGGAGGCATATTTCGGCGTAGTCATGGAGAGGCCACATCGTTCGCAGACATGGTCTTTTTTTGTCTTTCTTTTTCTGACACGCAAGGAACCACATGAGGAGCATGTTTTTCTTTCTCTGACTTTTGCAGTGCTCATGCTTCCACCCGCTCGTTACATTTAGGACAGTAAATTGCATTCGTTCTGCACTCCCAGGAGACATTGAACGTATGTCCCTTGCTGCAGATGCAGGCAGAAACTGTACGACCGTCTTTGATTTCGGGAATCTCGGAGATCATGCAAAGACCTCCTTTCCAAAGACACGGTTCTGGCATGATTGACAGAGGCCGGACGTCATGTATTCATGCAGAGATAGTCCGTCCTGGAATTGTTCCGGATCGATCTTTGTTCCGCACTGTGGGCATAAGCGTTGGTCTACTTTCTCCTGTGCTCCCGGATACATGGTGCGGGTCAGTTGGTTTAGTTGAGGAATGGGTACGAGGGTCATGCTTCGGCCTCCGGTGCTTTCATTCGGTCAACCATTTTGGCAAGATCTTCCTGGTAGTATTGCTCCATCTTCTCTGGAGATATCTCCATGATGTACTCATGTCCACATTCCGAACATGACCACCACGATCTTGCACCATATCCCTTGAGGACAGCTGCATTAAAACAGCCAGATGTGCCTCTGCATTTTGGACACGGCCTGTTTCTACCAACTGCTGTGTTCACGGTATCCTGTGCATAGTTGTACCTGCGTTGATCCTGGCCTTCCGAGAGCCAGTTCTTATCCTTTCCACGGATGGTTCCAGGTGTGACTCCGTGCTTTTTGCTGCGTCGGGATGCCATTAGTCAACCACTCCGATGATCTTCTGGACAGTTATCAGGTAATCTTCAGTCTCGTGAACGTCGTCGGGAAACTCCAGTTCTTCGTCGTATCTGAGGTCATACTTCTCGATGGCATCTTCCAGGGAGCCTTTGTAAGGAACAGACATCTACTCCACCCCGGCAATTTTCTTGGTGGCTCTTGCAAGCATCTGTTGTAGAGGTGAACCCGATTCCCACTGCTCGAGTCGGTAGGGTTTTTGTTCAATGAACTGTCTGGCCTGCTCTTCCAGGGAGAGTTCGTCGGTCATGCTTCCACCGCCGTACCTGCCATGTTTCCATGTAGGCTTATTCCATACTGCTCTGCATTCTCGCACAGATTTTTACTGTTCAGCGCACAGAACAGCATGCCTATTGCTTTCTCTACTGCATCAGACCTGCTTGAAAACAGGTGATGCGAACCGACCAATACGTCAAGCTGTTTCTCAGTTAGTGGGGAAACAGATGTTGTTAGCAAGGGTTTGTTTCTTTTCATTTCTTTCAATCTCCTTCATTTGCATTCCTAGTCTTAGGAGGTCACGCCCCGCGTCTCCTCGGTTCATGTATTCGCCATTTTGAATATACGCGTCTACTTTGTCAGCGAGTTTAACCGGGCACCGGAACGCGATTGTAACGTCTTCCATTGATATACCTCAGTTACAACAATTATATTGCAATTGGTATACACATAAAAAAAAGAGCTGTATTGTATTTATTCTTTTTGCTATTGTTAGTAAAAAGAAACAAACCGTTAATAACGGCAAGTGTTAGTCCCTATATAAAAGAGCAAGCGGACGCACTCGTGGATTCGGGCAACTTTGGGAGTATGTCCGATCTTGTCAGTATTGCCTTAGCGGAGTTTATTGGAAATTACAAGCGTGAACACGGCATGACTGCTCACAAATCACCCTTAACTACTTCAAAAGACGACAAGCCGATTGTTGTTGAGCACATAATCGAGTAATTTTTTTGGCATTATTAACAGTGTGAATATATAATTTGTATGTAGAAAATAAATCAAAAATGGAATCAATAGACTAGAATCAAAAGGTGTATGAATATGGACTTTATCGATCATGTAAAAGCGTTGGCTGCTAAGGTGCCTGCCCTGAAAGACAGCATCCAGACTGAAGAAGCGACAAAAAACGCACTTGTTATGCCAATGATTAATATTCTTGGCTACAATGTTTTTGACCCTACGGAAGTAATTCCGGAATTTACTGCAGATCATGGCACCAAGAAAGGCGAAAAAGTAGATTATGCAATCATCAAAGACAACGAGCCTATCATATTAATAGAGTGCAAACCGATCGGATCAGACTTAAACACCAACCACGCATCACAATTATTTAGATACTTCAATGTTACTTCTGCGAAAGTGGGTATTCTAACCAATGGTACAACATATCGATTCTTTTCAGATCTAGAAGATGCCAACAAAATGGATGACAAACCTTTCCTGGAAATAGACCTTCTCAATCTCAAAGATGAACAGGTAGAGGAGTTGAAGCGCTTTAAAAAAGAACGTTTTGATATTTGTGAACTTGAATCGGTTGCAAATGAATTAAAATATACTAAGGAAATTAAACAGATACTTTTAAAAGAAATGAACAAACCATCTGATGAGTTTGTTAAGTTCTTTGCTAATCAGGTATATACTGGCCGGATCACACCCAATAAGCGTGACCAGTTTACAGCAATCACCAAAAATGCATTTAACCAGTTTATTAACGACCGTATCAATGAAAGGTTAAAGATTGCAATGTCAGACAGGGATACTGTAGACTCTGTCGAAATAGATGATGACATAGAACCTGTTGATGATGGAATAGTCACTACTGAAGAAGAAATCGAAGGGTATCATATCGTCAAAGCAATTCTCCGTGAAACTATCTCGCCTGAACGGATTATTATGAGAGATACTAAAAGCTATTGTGGGATTCTTTTAGATGATAACAATCGAAAACCAATATGTAGACTTCGATTTAATTCTTCTCAGAAATATGTAGGTATCCTTGATGATGAACGCAAAGAAGTAAAAACACCCATTGAAGAACTGAATGATATCTACAAGCTGGCAGATGTGATTAAAGCAGCCGTTGAGCGAATGGAAAGTCTAAATGATAATTAGTATACTTGCCTAATGTATAAGCGTGAGCAGAAAGAGAAGACAGCTGCTCACAAATCACCCTTAACTACTTCAAAAGACGATAAGCCAATTATAGTTGAGCACATAATCGAGTAAAATTGGTTCGAATCGCACCCTTCGCACTTTAGAAAAGGGTAATAGGTAAGTGTAAAAAACGGAACTGTTATCAAATTATGCAAGTGTTTTGTTAGTTTTTTTAAAATAGATTTTTTATATATAACCAAAAACAAAAGGTTTATAGTTAATTTTTTGCATATGGTATTATATTAATGGAGAGTTTAATAATATGACTTTGAAATACAAGTTATCAAAGTATTTGAATAATCGAAAATATAAACCCTATTTCAAAATTATTCCAATCTTAAGTATATTGGCAATTATCATATTGAATGCAGATAATGAATCTGCTTTTT